GTTGTCTAGTTCTTACTTTGATCTAGACGAACATTGTACCTATGGCCCTTGTTTCATTTATGAGCCTGCAACCATGAACACTCGCGACTGCGAGTGTTCAGGGTGCAGGACCATAAGAAAGGAATATGATGAAGTCTAATAAATACAAATTTTTAACAAAAAACATTTTTATTTATATAGGCTGAACTTTAGGATTCCAGCTACTAACAGTTATAGTATACCCATTATTTACATTACCGGTAAATGCGGAGAAGGCGAAGCCGACTGCGTATCTGATACCGACTGAAGTTATAATTTGTGGATTCACACTAACAAGTACAGAGAAACTCTTCTGTCCGCCCGGTTGTATACTTTCATATGTACCATCAGTAAAGTCACCACCACCGGGTGGTTGATAAATAGTAGGAGTACTACTAACACCGGGGTCTGCGGCAGTGGTAATCGTAAGTGTTTCACTAGTAGTTGTAGTGTGATTAATCTGAATAAGATATGAAGCCTCAATAGCTGGAAAGCCAAATAACAAAAAATGTGCGTTTGCATCTACAGTTGCTGTAACAGCATCGTATGATCCTGGTTGCGATGGGATTTGTTGCCCTGGGGCGTAGCCCCAGGGGAACACATCTGTAATCGCAGTACCTCTTTGTTGTGCCAACCATGTCTTTGTTATTGGTGCTTGAAGTCTGGGTTTGTATAGAACACATTCGTAACTAACCCAGAGTTCGGCGACAGGTGCATTAGGTACATTTAATCCTTGGGTACCAACGAATAAAGTACCTAAGTCGAAGAATCTTTTATCACCTCCTTCATAGTTGCTATCAATAGCAACATAAAGGTGTGTATCCACGTTCAAATGTCTAGCACATTCTATACCGTGGATAATACTTCCACTAGGTTTACCGCTAGTGGAGTATTCTAGATTCTCTAACTCTCTCTTATTATTAGGCGCGGGGGTGAGTGCGTTGTATTGAGTTCCTATGAACATGGAACCCAACACTGAATTGCTTGCAAAATCAGAACTTAAGGTCTTAAGTTCAACCACCATCCCTCTAAGTTCCCATTCTTGATAATTGGCAGCCAAATTAGCAAGAAATGGAAATAGTTTAGTATTTCCTGGATTGATAGCATAGAAGTTGAGATCGAAAGCAGTGACCGCTCCGTCGAGCGGTCCACTGTTGAGATCTCCTAAGAACTCTCTATGTCTGACAACCACCTCTTCTCCACCCATAGTATTAGCAATCATAGGTGGATCTGTACCGTGGTACAGACTGTTTTGCCTGATATTATAATCTCCTAACCCAGTTAGGTGAGTAAATAATTTCTGGCCTTGATCACCGATAAAACCCCCTATCCGTCCGCCAACGGACGGATAGCAGTCTTTCTCGTATTTGGCCTGGAGGTCTTTGTACTTACTTTTGTACCCTCCATAGCCAATAAGAGTAGACCATGGGGTAGAGATAATTCCTCTTCTTTGACCTCGGTTAAAGTAGAGACGCCTATTACGTGCAATGGCTGCTCTACGTCGTCGAGCGGCGGTGAGAGCCGCCGCTCTACGTCGTTTGACAGCCATAGTTTGAGCCTTAGTCTTGGGACCATATACTCTTCCTGATGCCATTGGTTTTTTTGCAATACTCCGAATATTTTTTTCGTGTTCGATTATTTCTTCATCCACCAGCATATCAAGTGCTGTATTTAACCCTTGACTTGCATGGGGTAAAGGAGAGCTTTTCTCGAACATGAAACCTGGACCAAGACCGGCTTTGCCTTTTCCTTTTTTATCAAGGACACTGTCAATCCTCTTCCTAATTTTCTTAGGCACTTTTTTCTTAGGGACTATGAAAAAATCTCTAGGTGACAGTGGGGGAGTACCCGGAATGATGTCATCCGGTTCCGGTGTAGCCGGAACTATGACATCATACATCCCTTGTTGGGATTCCGGGGTCTGAGGAATAAATGTACGCATTTTTTTCTTAGTATGACCTTTCAAAACACGATTAGCTATTCTAGCTCGATTCTCATTCTTGAGATTTTGTCTTTCCATGGGTAAATCTCTTCTTTCGGGTAGGTCTCTAATAAAATAAATAAGTAAACATTTATTTACACAGACTCGTCCCAAACAATAAACCCTTGATCATCAACAAATGATTTAGGTCCAAAAAGCTCCCGATTTGCCTCCAAATCTCTCTCGGATTCGGATCTCTCCCTGTGGCGAGCTTCAGCTCGCCTCAGGAGCAGATCCGTCTCCTCTCTTTTACGTTGGAGCTTTTGTTTATTGTCTTCATTACGAAAGAAAGCCCACCTATCGTGGATTTCTGCAGGAGCATTAGCACGACCAAGACTAGTAAGAAAAGCTTCGTTTTCCTCGCGAGCCAAACGAAGGTTTCGGTCTTGTAGTGATTCGAACCCTCGGACGAGATGCGATGACTTTTCCATAAGATAATTTTTGAATTTCGGAGGTTCTCTGTGAATACGGAGTATTCTATATTACCAGAGAACCTCCTAGGAGCAGGCGTAGGAGCAATCCTCGCCTGCGATGAAATTCAATATAGTTAACCTTAGTTAACAAACAAACCGAGTTTACTCGGTTTGTTGCAGCCAACTCAGAGAGTTGACAGCTGCCCTGGATAGAATACCTGCTACGGCGTTAGGTTCACCCTGCGTAAGACGCAGGATCGAAACCCCCTTCAGCTATTCTAGCCATGGTGGCTACTATTTTGAAAAAAAAATAACAGCCACCAAGAATCGAAAGCAGGCACTCAGAAAAGGGTCCGGACCCTTTTCTGTGTGCGCAGCTTCGAATCCTGAAAGGATGAAAAACTTTTTTAATGGTACAAAGAGTACAGTGGACATATATGGACAGTGTACACGCACGTGTACACTGTCCATATATGAACAGTGTACTGTACCATGTTCCCGAACTGGTTCCCGAACCAGTGTACTGTACATGCTCCCGAAGGTTCCCGAACTTCGGGAAGGGTTAGTGTAGTACAGTACACCGGAGTAGACCTGTCGACTTAGTCGACAAGGTCAACTCCGGTCTGACCGGAGTTCGACCCAGTCTAACTCCGTGTCTCTTTATATACACTAGAGATACACGTGTTAAGTACTCCGATACGGACTTACACATGGACACCACAGCTCCTGAACAAGGCATAACCGAACTACCCGAACATGAGTGGATGGTTCTAGAACCACTTCCCGAACTGGTTCCCGCACCGGTTCCCGAACTTCGGGAAGTCATAGACTTAACCGAAGATGATGGAGAACAACTTATACGTAAGGATATAAGTGTTCCAAATCCTACAGACGTCCTCGTAGAGGGAACTGGCGGTGGAGGCGCAATGCGCCGACACCCCAGTTCCTCTACACGTGGACGTCATCAGAAACGAGTTTCTCGTTTCATATTCACTCTGAATAATTACACGCAGCAGGAATTAGAAGAAGTGAAGACAATAGATTGCAAATGGATGGTGGTTGGCAAAGAGACAGGTGGCGCAACCCATACCCCTCATTTGCAAGGCGCTGTGGTATTGCACAAGCAGATGGCACTTTCACGGATAAAGACATTGCCTGGATTATCGAGATCATGGCACGAGGATATGCAGGGTTCACCCGAACAGTCACTTGCTTACTGTTCCAAGCAAGACTCCGAGTACTTCGTGAAAGGGACCCTTCCAAAGCCAGGTAAGCGCAATGACCTGGAAAGCACGGTGGAGGCACTGCGGATAGGACACAGCCTAGTGGACTTAGCGCGTGAAAACACCAGTGCTATAGCGTTGTTAAAATATACACGTGGCATAATATATTTAAGAAATATTTATACTGGACGACGTGACCCAAACGTACCTCCCATGGTGTTCTGGTTCCATGGACCCACAGGAACTGGAAAAACTCGTACGGCGTACGAGTTTGGACAATGCCTCACAAGAGAAGGCATATTCCCTTACATATCATCTGGATCACTCAGATGGTTTGACGGCTACGACGGACAAGAAGTTGCCATCTTCGACGATCTCAGAGCGAAAGATGTCAACTTCGCATTCCTCCTTAGACTACTCGACAGATACCCCTGTACTGTTGAAGTTAAGGGAGGAATGTCAAACTGGGTACCCAAGTATATATTTGTCACCGCCCCAATATCTGCCAGAAAAATGTGGAGCTTGCGAACAGCAGAACAACTCGACCAACTCGAGCGAAGAATCGCTCGAGAGGTCGAGTTCCCAATCTCCTCTGAAAGCTATGGAGAGCTCGTCCAACAGCTCGGAATCGATGCAGGATGGGCAGAGAGAAACAGGTCAAACCTTGTTATCGAGCAGACAGTTACTAGAACTGTTCCCACCGTGGATAGAGTTACCGGAACCGGTACGGGAGAAGGTCACTCACTATCCACATCACTCCCCCCTGTCATTCGGTTCACTGGGGACACCTACGAAGGAGAGTGCCCCCTGTGTCATAACCCCGAAAACTATTGTGCCTGTGAAATGTGGGTGGACGGCATCAGTGAACGGGGCGGAGACCCCGTTCACTGTGACGGACATCCACTCCACAGGCAAAATGCCACGATCTATCCTGGAGCAGATAGCCCAGGATGCGATGGGACCCGACACCCCGATGACACCCCGGGTGCAGAAGAGGGGAAGGGGAACCTCGGACAAATCGAAGAGACCTCGGAAGAGGAATCGACCATCGACTTTGGATCGCTCGGAGATACGGTCACTCCCACTCCCCAACCTATTTTCCGATAGTCCTCCTATAACGGAGGATGAGGAGGAGTTGGAGTTTGTATTTTTTGGCCATAAGGACAGATTTGGAAATGTGTTGTCTAGTTCTTACTTTGATCTAGACGAACATTGTACCTATGGCCCTTGTTTCATTTATGAGCCTGCAACCATGAACACTCGCGACTGCGAGTGTTCAGGGTGCAGGACCATAAGAAAG